CGAAGATCCTTTGTTCAGACGAGGATTGCATGCTCCTGAATTATAGCACAGTCAAAAGTGACTTACCAATAAGCTACAGAAGCATGACGAACTTGGCCTTGAAGTTGATCGAAAACTCCATAAGATCACTGTCTCCGCGACGATAGGGCATCGGCAAATGCTTGGGCAGGATATAGAGAAAATGATACTGTCCGAGCGTTGTCCGTCGAAGATTTAAGGTGTCGTAGATCTGGTTTGCCAGCTCCTGGCCTGGCAGGTAATCCCTATGACGCACGACGACCTGAAAGGGATTGTAGAAAAGACCCGGCACTTCATGATCCGCGTAGGCGTTCGACATCTCGCTGAGAATGACGGTGCCAATTTGAACAGATGACGGCATCGAGTAGATGAAGAGGTTGCGCCCGGCCTGAAATTCAGGGGCTTCGGAAACCAGATGATCCTGAATGGACTGCAGATCCATTATTTTCTCCTCAAGGCTTGTCGGGCCCTTGCGCCAAGACCCCATTCCCCCGTGATGTAGTCCACGGCGCGGGACAGATATTTTCGTCCGACCACGAAGGGCGATCCGGCTGATTTCGCAATGCTGTCCGGTCCAAGATTGTATTGTGCTTCATGCGTCCAGATTGCGTATTTGAGACCAACAGATCGAACGACGTAGGAAACCCTGTTACGGGTTGTCCTTACGGTTTCAACGACAAAGCTGTCCTCAAGATGGCCTTTGCCGTCTTCGCGCGAGTCATAAGGGGCCATTTGACCGGCCACTTCGGCAAGCTTTTCCGCCGCATCTCGATGCACCCGTCTCAAGGCGCGGGTCGATCGATCGCCATACTTGTCGAGCCTGGCGCCAACATCTCTCCGTCTGCCTCGAATGCGAATACCCATCAGCGCGTGACCTCGTCGGACTCGATTGCCATGCGATTACAGTCGACTTCCATGTGGTGCATTCTGCCGTGCACATCGACGCGACGCTGAATGCGCATCACCTCGAGAGTGAGTTTTTCGAAAAGCTCACCGTAGGCGTCCACTTCGATCAGATCGCCAACACGAAGCTGCTCGCGCGCATGCAACATCAGGCGTGCATCGGAATAGTATTCTTCCGATCGACCCCTGGACGCAGAGCTGTCTTCGCGCACAGTCGTTGTCTCGGACCCTTCACGAATATACACAACGTCACAGCGCGTCTTGATGCGCTGTTGGCGAAACTGTGGGCGACCAAAGCGATCATAGCTACTGATCGACTTGATGATCCGACAGGGGTATTTGGGGCGCAAGGTCATGCGTGAGCTTCCTGAAAGACGGTCTCGGCAAGAAGGCTGGCCTGTGAGTTCGGGTGAAAGACGTTTTCGTAATCCGACAACCCAGGCGATGTGCCATCGAGATGCACGACTGACCCGAAGTGATTGTATCTCGGGTCAGGATGAACGATACGCGCCCTGAGCGCCCCGCTGAGTGCGAGACTTTCTGCTAGGGTCTGCATGTATGCGTCACGCAGAAGCCCTCTCCAGAAGCGACGTATGTGCTTGTGGCTGGCAATGCGCCGACCCGCGCGATCTGTGAACCACAGCGTTCTTTTGTCGCCCATACTTTTGATCCGCACATCCATAATGGCCTGCTGATAATCCACCCCGTGGGTCGTTGCGCGAAGCCGAGCCTCATATGCACGCTGACGATGAAAACGCAGAACTTGCGCCGCATCTCGCATGAGCTGGGCCTCATGCTCCTGTTCGGCGAAGTCCTCAAGGGCAGACGTGTCGGTCTCGGTTTCCAGTGACAACCCCGTCTGCCGTTCGGCTTCCTCTTTTGCCTCGCCCACCATGTCCATCAGCGCGTAGTGAACGGTTTCGTTGACCGCGGCCAGGTGCATGTCGCACAGCTCCTCAAGACTGCGACGCAGATTGGAGATTCCGCTTGGCGTGAGCGCATCGCTCTTTGCCAGTGCTAGATTTTCTTGACCGCGCATCATCTCGATCGTGCTTCTGTATTGAGTCGCAACGTTGTCTGCGATGGACTCTATTCTGTCAAAGGGTGATATCATGCCCGACCGACGTGCATTGTCGAATTGATATAGGAGGCAATTTCACGACGCGCCTGCGGAGACAGAATTGAAGGAGCAGGCGGGCGCGTTCGAAACATCTCAGAGCTTTCGCCGACAGATTTGGAGATGAGTCCACCCTGACGATTATCCCAGATCGGGTCGCCTCCCAAAATGACCGCTGCCTCGATGACCTGCGTTCGATTGAGAGCCTTTCGAAAATGCGCCGGCAGCAATTCCCAGTCTGAGATTGACAGCTCGTTGACGGCAAAATTCAGATCCTTGACGTGATCGGAAAGGTTTTCGTCCGGCGTGTCGAATTCGCGGAAGGGATCGAAGGCGATGCTGGAAATCCTTTTCCAGGACTCGATCAGGGCGGCTTCTCGCTCCAGATCCGAAGAGTAAGTCCAGCTCTCCATCAGAGACGTCGGCATTCCGCGCGCTGCCAGCATTGCCTGCAGAAGTGTCAGACTGCTTTCAGCAGGCACCGAAAGAAAGACTTGAGACCGTAGCAGATACGTCTTGCTCAGACGGAACGTATCGCCCTCGGTGTCGGTAACGACAAGCTCAACCAGACGCGCCCCCATACGCTCGCCCGCTTGAATCTCATTTGACGTCGCCGGAATATCCACGATAATCTCGTCGGCGCCAGCAAGGGCCGTTCCAGACCCGGACCCTTGCGATGCGCCGGTCTCGTCATAGGCGGCCCATGAATAGGTTTGCGCCTGAATGACGAGACCGTTTTCATCCACCGTCTCAAAGGTCAGGCGGCACTCGCTTCCAGCCATATAGACGGTGTCTGACATCAGCTGTTTCCTTGCGCCGCAATGATTTCCTTGATCAGGCCCTGGATCGAGTTGTCCTTGACGCCCAGCAGGTTTCCAATCTCACGAAGACCAGAAATGCCCTTGGAGTCTGCAATCTCCTCGAGCTCGGCCTGGCTGTAGATGCGCACCGGCTGTGTTTCTGTGTCGGCGCTTTCCGGCGTTTCGACCAGATTGCTCAGCTCCTCGTCTACCAGATCCTGTTCGGACTTGACTGGGCCGGCGGTTTCAATGACCTGCGGTTCAGGTGTCTCTTCGACCGAATAGATCTCTGGTTCGCCGCGCTCCAAAGTTGGCAAAAGCGGAGCGGGGGTCTTGCGCGAACCTGCCATGACGGCGCCGACACCAACCTGACCGATCTCGTTGCCTTCGTCGTCGAGTGCGGAAACGCTGGTGATTGCAGCGAGACGATTCATTTCGGCATGGCTCGGGGCTTCAACCGAAATGCCGTTCTCGAAACGCACTGTTCCGAGATAACCCGTAAAGCCCTGCATTCCGGGGTTCGTTAGTTTGATCTTGGACATGACTACCTCTGCAAGAAGAAAGGGCGGGCCCTTTGGAGCCCGCCCTATTGTAAGTCAGCCGTGACTAGGTGTCACGATCAGATGTTGATCACGCCGCGCAGGCGAGCCAGCGAACGGGTCGAGCGCAGGGCCAGGGCTGCATACCACTTCAGACGGAAGCGCCATGCGTCCTTGTTCTGCACCGTGCCGATCGTCTCGGCCACGAGACCTGCGGCGTCGCCGCCATAGATGCCGTGCAGGCCGTCGACCTCGTTCAGGCGCACACCGTAGATCGAGCAGGTGTTGCCGTTGGTGCCTTGGGTTTCGTTCGCGGCCAGGAAGTCATTGACGATGACCGGGATGCCGTCGAACGCCGGCAGCGGGTAGCCAAAGTTCTCCATCTCGATCGAGACCGGAGTGGTGCCGCCCATTGCGCGAAGCGCGGTGCGGATCGCACGCCAGGTGCCGGCACGCATGACGTAGGCGTCAATGCCATACTTCACCATGTCGCGAAGCTCGTCGAGCATTTCCAGCGTCACTGCACCGCCGTTGGCGCCGGCATTGATGGTCATGTCGTTCGCGACCAGGCGGGGCAGGCCGTCGAAGGACTTCGCATCAACCGAGGAATCGCCCTGCGCAACGGTGCGCTGAAACTGACGCGAGAGGGCTTTCGCCTTCTGCTGAATCTGGATCGCAACCTGGTCGGAGGTGTCCGACATGGTGCCAGCCAGAAACTTGTCGACATCGACGTCGCCAGCAAGGATGCGCAGCTTCGCCGTCACTTCGGTGAAGGTCGCGGCGCCTTCGTTGATCGTGTCGTTCGGATCGAGGAAGTCGCCTTCGGAGAGGGTATTCTCACGGTTGTAGACGAGTGCCTTCGAGTTCACGCGCATGAAAGGCATGAGCGCGAACATGCCGTCGCGGTCGATGATCTCTTCGATCACACCGGACAGAAGTTGGTTATTGCTGAGCTTTTCAGCTTCTGCACGCAGCAGGGGCATGGTTTTCACTCCAAGAGATATGGTTTTAAGCCACACGAACGCGGGTCACTTGCATTCGCCGGGTTGCTGACCTCCGGTCTCTTGGATGAGTCAGCGCTGAGTGAATAATATCACAGGGTGATGCCTATGCGCAACACATAGAAAAGGCGCCCGAAGGCGCCTTTTCGAATCCTGCTTACGGGGCGGTGTCAGCTGCCCTTGAGCATGTCCGCCATCGGATCACTGTCGACTTTCTTCATCAGATCGCCCAGACCCGCCTTGATCTTGTCCTGCCGGCTCATGGGCTTCGCGGGCTTGTCGCCAGGCTTGTCGCTCGACGGGGAACTGCCCGAGCCGGGCTTAACCGGAGCGCGCAACAGATCCTTACTGTCAGGGTCTGCCTTAATGATCTTTTCGATTGTTGTAAAATGATATCCTTCGTTGTCCTCGTAGAAAATAAACTTCGAAGACTGATTACCTTCGGCCGATACTGCG